GACTGTATTTTAGATAAATATACACAGATAGAGTTCGGTAATTTTACACCTACGTTATCAGGACTTATGGGAAGTATAAATAATCAAACTCAGCAAATAGTAGACGAAAGTACTTCTACTTTACAGATAACACTAGGAAAAGAGTTAGAAGATGCTACTAATCAAATATGGAATGCACTAGGAAATAGTTACGTTATTTATGAAGGAGATAAAATCTTAGTAGTAGATAGTCTACCAAAAGAGACCGCTAGAAACGTTATTATGATAAATAACGGAGGTATAGGTTTCTCTAATAACGGAATAAATGGGACTTTTAATAGTGCGTGGACTATAGATAACGTATTAAATATGGAGAAAATAAACGTAATAAACTTAACCGCAGATTTAATTAAAGGTGGAACATTAAAACTAGGTAATAATCTAAATCAAAACGGACAATTAGAAGTATACGACGAGGCTAATTCATTGATAGCTCAATTAAATAAAGACGGACTAAAAATGTATGGAGTAGACGGATCATATATTTTAATGAATAATACCGTAGGTTTCTCAGGATATGACAGATTAGGTAATCAGATATACTGGGTAAGTAAAGACGAGTTCCACCAGAAGAAAAGTGTAGTAGAAGAAGAAATAACTCTATGTAATAAATTAAGATTTATACCTATTACAATAACAGACGGAAATAATAACATAGTAAACGACGGAATAGGACTAGTATCAGTAGCAGGAGGTGGTAACTAATGGCGAGTGCTTCTAAATCAACGACTTTATACTCAGGTAATGGGTATCCGTATACATTAACCGCTAGTTTTAATGAAAACGGTACAACCGTAGCCAATAACACGTCAAATGTTACGTGTACCGCTACATTTAGTTCGGGTAATACTAACTGGGAAACTAGTTATCCTTCTACGTTAATTATTTATTGGAAAGATAACAGGGAGAATTACTGGAGACAAGTAGCTAGTACTACTTTTTCAGGAATAGGTAAAAACTCTAGTAAAACCGCATCAGGAACGATAAATGTAACACACAATGACGACGGAACTTTATCAGGACAAGTATACGCTGTATTTACAAAAGGACAAACTACTACAGTGTGGGCTTGTAATAGTGGAGACGTAGCTACAGATAGCACACCACTAACTACAATAGCTAGAGCAAGCGTACCTACTATATCACCTTCTACAACTTTTAATATAGGTGATACTATAACTATCAATACTAACAGAAAGTCTACAGCATTTACTCATACTGTATCTTTGACTTTTGGTAATTATACTTATCAAATAGGAACAGGAGTAACAGATAGTGTAAAACTTAATACTTCTAATATAGCTAGCAATTTATATCAACAAATACCGAATGCAAGCTCAGGAACAGGTACTATATCTGTAATTACATATAACGGATCTACAAACGTAGGAACGAAAAGCGTATCATTTACAGCAAAAGTAACTAATTCTAACCCTACGTTTAATCAAGCATATTTAGATACTAATTCAACTACTACAACTATTACAGGTAATAATCAACAAATAATAAGAAATAAGAGTACTTTACGAATAAATATAACTAATGCATCAGCAAAAAACTACGCAACTCTAAGCAGTTCAAAAGTAGTAATTAACGGTACAACTTATACAGGTAGTTTTAGTGGAGGTAATTCAACTATAAACGTAGGAACAGTAAACTTATCTTCTAATACTACAGTTCAAGTATCAGTAATAGATAGTAGAGGTATTACAACTACTAAAAATCTAACTATTACTATATTAGACTGGGTACAGCCTTCGGCTATCATAAACTTAGAAAGAGAAAATAACTATTACTCAGAAACTAATGTAAATGTAAATGCGGAGTATTCCAGTTTAAATAACAAAAATACGATATCAATAAAAATAAGAGAAAAAAAAGTAGGTACTAGTACGTGGAGTTCTTATACAGATCTACAAGACGAAGTAACTACTCAATTAACTTTAGATAATAACTATGCGTGGGATATCCAAGTAGTAGTACAAGATAAATTAGCAACTACTACGTATAATTTAACACTAGATAGAGGTATTCCTATAGCATTCTTTGATAGATCTAAGCGTAGTATGGGTATAAATTGTTTCCCAACAGATGCAGAAAGCCTAGAAGTAGCAGGAGAAAATCTAATAAGTAGAATAGAAGGCTTCGGAGAAGTTTGTATGTCAGCACCTACTACTGACTGGAATACCGCTTGCGGTACTAGATCAGGTTTCTATATGGGAGCAGATATGAGTAATAGCCCGTCAGGACAAACGGTAGCTAACTGGTGGTGGGTAATACACCTAGCACACAATGACAAATATCAAAGACAGATAGCATTCTCATTTTTAGAAAATGCAGGTATATATACTAGAATAATGAATAACGGCAACTGGGGAAGTTGGACGCAAGTATAAGAAGGGAGGAATTATGGAAGGAGTAATAACAGCCGTAATAAGTGGAATATGCGTAGCAGTACCTAGCATAATAGCCACAGTATCGGCAAACAAAAGAAGTAACGACCTAGTGATATACAGAATAAACGAACTAGATCAAAAAGTACACGAACACAATAACTTAATAGACAGAATGTATAAAGTAGAAAACAGAGTAACTATTTTAGAGGAAAATAAAAAAGACTAGGTGGTGAGCCTAGCCTTCAGTCAGGAAGTTAAGAAGTTAAAGAAAAGTATTATAATGAGAGGTGCGTACGCAGTAATAGTATTGACTAATCATAAAAAATAATACAAATAGACTAGGATAATTCCTAGTCTTTTTTTTTACTAATTTATTATAGCCTACGGGCTACACTAAGTTAGTAGAAAATTATTTTAATATTATAGTCGTTATCTACGTGTATTTCTTTAATTAAATTACGCCATAAAGTACGCTTTTTTTCTCTATTCATAATTCCGTAGGCACTTCGCCATCCGCTAGTTAAAAAAGCTGTTAAATGGCTTATATCTACGTCCTGAGTAGGTACTGTTTCTAGTTCCTTTATTTTAGTTTCTGTTTTTTCATATAATCGGTCGTATTCTTCTATAGTTATACGCTTTTTCATAAATATATAATTCAGGTTATCAAGCTCAGCTTTTAGTGACTTAATTTTTTTATCGTTATCTACGCTATTCGCTGGCTCGATAGACTTAACATAACCTATACGGTCTTCTACTAAAGTATCTATATTTTCTAGTAGGTATTTTTCTATTAAATTTTCACTAAAGCTTTTATTTTGAGTACACCACCTAGAAATATAGTGTCTATTACATCGGTAGTAATAGTAATAGCGACCCCTGTATAAATTTCTAGTACCAGTAAGAAGCTTTTTACATTCAGGGCAGTGAATAAGACCACTAAAAATATAGGTAAACTTTTTATCTCCAGTTCGTATATTTTTTTTAATTATTTCCTGTATTTTATTAAAAGTATCAATATCTATATAAGGCTCGCAAAAATTAAAATTATTACGATACCTACCTATATATATTTCATTCTTTAGTAGGTGGTTATAGACTTGATAACTTTTACGAATATTATACTTTTCATTTATACGCTCAGTAACTATACGAATAGACTGGTATTTTAAGAAATAATTAAATATATCCATAACTATAGGGGCTTCTTCTTCACTCTTAACCATACGCTTTATACCGTCTACGGTAGCTACTTTATAACCTAGAGCGGTAACCCCTGATATAACTTGACCTTCCTTTATTTTGTATTCAAAAACAGAGCGAATTCGCTCTGATGTTTTTTTTATTTCACGCTCAGCTAACGATACCTTTAATTGAAACATAAAAAGACCGTCAGCATCCGTAGTATTTATATCTTCTTCTTCAATAGCTATCATACTAACATTATTTTTTTGTAACGTAGCCAGCATCTTATTAGCCTCTAGTACATTACGGGAAAACCTATCAAGCCTAGTAAATACGATAGCATCTATTTTATCTAGGCTATTAAGTAGATCTAAAAGTCTAGGGCGTTTCATATTAGAGGCGGTAAAGCCTTCGTCTATAAATATATCTACTAGCTGATAGCCTTTTAATTCACAATACTTTTTTATTTTATCTACTTGAGCGTCTATAGAATATCCATACTTTTTTTGTTCTTCAGTAGATACCCTAGCATAGCCACCTACACGTATAATTTTTTTCAAAAAGAAAACCTCCAATGTTTACAAATAGAAAATAAAGTACATAATATTACTAACTTTTTAGAAAGGGGTAATAAGTATGGACGTAAATAAGTTTTATAAATTGCTATACGAACTTATAGCGGAACAAGAACAGGTTAAAATTGAGTACGAAATAGTTAAAAGTAGCGAAATAGTTTCAAATAGCTAATCTTCTATGCTATCTAGATAGATTTTCATAATTTTACGATATAGCTCCTCTTTTTTCTCAGTAGGTAGTTCACTATTAAAAATTGCATCTATACGGGAAATAATATCTACTGCATCGTCAAAGTTATTAGTTTCAATTCCAAAGTAAGAAATATCTATCTCAAAAACTTCGCAGAAACGCTTGAGGGTATTAAGCGTAAGGCTACGCTTACCAGCTTCAATATTACAAATAGCTGGGCGAGATAAACCTACCTTATCAGCTAATTCGTATTGCTTCCATCCACGACTAATACGAAGCTCCCTTATTTGTCTACCTATACGCTTATGATTTATCATTTGCATTCATTCCTTTCTAGTTGATAGCTATTAATAATACGTATATGATACCACAAAAAGTTACAGCTAGAAAATAAAAATTGACGTAAAGTTAGAAAAAAATTACTAAATATTGGTATTTTTTTATTGACTTTATGAAAACGTTTTTTTATAATGAAAATAGAAAGGAGATACAAAATGAAAAGGTATAATCTAAAAAGTTTCAGAGAGAAACAGGGACTAAACCAACTAGAGATGGCTACTAAGCTAGGAATATCTAAGAGCTATTACGTAGCTATAGAGCTAGGAAATAGTGAGCCATCATTCAGGGTAGCTGAAGCACTATATAAGAACTATCACGATAAATATAACGATATATTCGAACTACTAAAAAAAGGAGTTTAATATGGAAAGTAAATATCAGGATGCGTTATTACTACTTAGTGAGCTATTAAGCCAAAAAGATAAAGAAAAAGAAATAGAAATACTACAAAAAGAAATTAAAGAATTAGAAAGCTATAGAAAAGAGGAAATTTAATGAAAAGTACAATAGCAAAGAAAACAGAAGGATACGGATATAAGTACACAGAATTAGCAGATATAAATAAATACTGCGAAGAAAACGGAATTAGATATTATCAGGAAGTAGAAACAAGCGAAGTTAACCAAAGGGACTATATAATTACTTACATAGTAAAAGGCGAGCAAGTAGAAAAGCATAGGGGCTGTCAAATAGTAGAGGCTACGCTACAGGGAATAAAAAACCCAGTTCAAGAGTATGGATCAAGCCTAACATATTGTAGAAGATATAGTTTACTAATGGCTTTAGGATTAGCTACTGAAGATGATGACGCACAAAGCCTATCAGAAAAAAAAGAGCCTACAAAAGAAGAGGCAGATAGCTATAAATTAACATTTGGTAAATTTAAAGGTAAAACAATAAAGGAAGTAGAAGAAGAAAAATCAGACTACATAGACTGGATGCTAGGCAACGCAAAAGATGAATATATGATAAAGTTAATTCAACTAGCTACAGGTAGAAAAGTACTAACAGAAGAAGAGCAAAGAGAAAAAACTAACAAAATGATAGAACTAAACGACCTACTAAACGACTTAGATATAGACCGAGAAAGTTTTTATCAAGACTACGGGGTAAAAACAAATAGCCAAATGACAATAGATCAATTAGATGACGCTATAGCAAAATTAAAAAAGGAAGTAGGCGAGTAAATGGAAGTAATACTAAAGCCTACAGAAAAGGAACTAGAAACCCTAACAAAAGTAACCGAAATAACTGGCGTAGATTATGACGGGTTAGAGTGGCATCAAGATATTACAATAGAAAGCCTAATTAACGCACTAGATGATATGATATTCGAGTATCATAACAAAGAAGATGAAATAAGGGACTTAAAGCAGGAAATAGATAATAACTACGAACCAAGAAAAATAGATCCGTACGAAGAATACGGAGTATCTAGAAAAGACTTTTTTTAGGAGGAAATAATATGTATAACAATAAAAAAGAAATAACAATAACAGCTACAATAGAATATGATTACAGCTTAGATAAAATAAAGGAAATTATAAAAGAAATAACAGATCTAAAAGACCTAAAAAAATTAGAAGTAGAAACTAAATAAATGGAGGTAGAAGAATGACAGGAATAATAATCACGTTAATTATATGTATGACAATAATTTTAATCGCATTAATAGGAAGGGGTAAGTAAATGAATAAAATAGTACTAACAGGTAGAATAACAAAAGACCTAGAATTAAGAGCAACTAGTACGGGTAAAAGTATATGTGAATTTACAATAGCAAGTAATAGACCAGTAAATAAAGATGGTACTAAAATAGCTGACTTTATTAATTGTAGGGTATGGAATAAAACAGCCGAAAACCTAGTAAAATATCAAGCTAAAGGAAACTTAGTATTAGTATCAGGAAGAATGCAAGTAGATACATACAAAGATAAAGAAGGTAAAAATAGAAGTACCGCTTACGTATTAGTAGAAGAACTAGAATACCTAGAAACAAAAAAAGATAATATCCCAGTAGAAAAGATACAAGCAAAAACACAGGTTCAAGATCAATTTAAATACGCTGATGAAGACCTACCGTTTTAGGAGGTAGTTATGGATTTATATAACGAGTTAGAAACTAAAATACAGGAACTAGAAGTAAGTATTAAGTCGCTAAGAAAAACAGGGCATAATTATGCGGTAGCCGAAAGGGACTATAAGGTACTACTAAGACAGGAAGTACTAAAACTAAGAGATGAAGGTCAGGCTATAGGAGTAATTAGTCTAATATGCTATGGTATTCCGTCAGTAGCAGAAGCTAGATTTAAAAGAGATACAGCTGAAGCTATTTATAAAGCTAATCAGGAAGCAATAAATAGTATTAAGCTACAACTAAGATTATTAGAAGGTCAAATACAAAGAGAATATGGTAGCCAAATATCACAATAGGAAGGTATCATTTGACGGGTATACCTTTGACAGCGTAAAAGAAAAAAACTACTACATAAATTTAAAGCTACTACAGAAAGCAGGTAAAATAAAAGAGCTGGAGCTACAGAAAGAATTTGAGCTACAGCCCAGCTATAGACTAAACGGCAAAACAAACCGTAAGATAGTATATAGAGCCGATTTCACGTACAAAACTACAGAAGACGATAAATTACACGTGGTAGACGTTAAAGGCTATAGAACAGACGTATATAGGCTCAAAAAAAAGGTATTTGAATATAAATATAAAATAGAAGTGGAGGAAGTATGAAAGAGTGGATACCAATGTTTAATAACGACAGGTACGAGGTTAATCAATATACGGGGCATATTAGAAACAAAAAAGGCAAGATTTTAAAGGGCGTCGGCGTTTATCAAAACGGAAGGCTATTAAGAATTAAGTATAATATTGTAACCGAATGCGGAGTTAAAACAAAAAAGGGGCATAGGATAATTGCAGAGGCTGTACTAAAAAAAGATTTAACTGGAGTACCTATAGGGCATAAAAATAATTTAAATGGAGATAACAGGTTTGAAAACTTAGTTATAGGAAGTAGAAGCACTAATAGTAGAAGAATTGAAGTCTTAGAGTGGAAAAACGGAGTTCCAAATAAAAAATATAGTTCTTTATTGGAATTTGAAAGTGTAACAGGAATTGACCGCCATTTTAAAGCTAATGAAATTAGAATAGGCTATTATAAGTGGGAAAAATTAATCTAAAAAAAAGGAAGTGTAAAAATGAAAAAATTAGAAACTATCGAAAGTGAAGTAAAGAAGATCTTAGAGAAAGAGCCACTAGCAAGAAAAGACGATATGTACCTTTACTATATTTACTGTACTAAGTACGGAGTATTAAATAGTAAAGCATTCGTACAATTATTTTATAGTAAGAATTTTAGAAAAGAATATAATATTCCAGTATTCGAGAGCGTATCCAGATCAAGAAGAAAACTACAACAAGAATACGAATATTTAAGACCAGAAAAAAACGTACAAGATGCAAGAATTAACAGGGAAGCTGATTATATTAGATACGCTATAGATGATAGTAGAGGCTCAGGGTTAAAAAGAGTAATAGATCAGGACTAAAAGGTTTCAAATAGAAATGAATAAGCAAGAAAAATTAGTATATGAAAAAACTATAGAATTATATAACGGGTGCTGTGCTATATGCGGTAGTAATCAGATACACCTACACCATATCAGGTACGGGGCGTGCGGACGTAAAACTTATATGGGTAATGTAATACCGCTATGTAAGGCACACCACGACTTAGTACATACAAACAAAAGAAAATACCAGCCTATGTTAATAGCTATGATAGATGAAAAGTTACAAAAAGAAAATAAATAATAAAAAAACTTTCTATATTATAAGAAAATATGTTATAATATTAGTAAGCTAGGAAGATATAGAAAAGGAGTAGGATATGAAAGAAAGCAAAGTCAAAGACGAAAACTACATAAGTATACAGGGTTGGATGGTAACTAAGCTAGGACTAAAGGGTAATGAGCTATTGATCTACGCTATAATTTATGGCTTTTCTCAAGCTGATGGTCAGGCGTTCAACGGTTCATTACAATACCTAGCTGACTGGACTAATTCAACTAAGCAGGGAGTATTAAAGAACCTAAAGTCCTTAATTGAAAAGGGCTATCTAGGTAAAAATGAAAACTATATTAACGGCGTTAAGTTTTGTGAATACTATACAACTGAGTTTAATGGGGTATTAAACAAAGTTGAATGGGGTATTAAACAAAGTTTAACGGGGGTATTAAACAAAGTTGAATACCCTATTAAACAAAGTTTAACTAATAATATAGAATATAATATAAATAATAATCTAGATAATATTATAGAATTAAAAAATAGTATTCCTTATCAGGAAGTAATAGACTACCTAAATAACCTAGCGGGTACTAACTATAGATCAACAAGTAAAAAGTCTAGGGAGTTAATTAAAGCTAGAATAAACGAGGGTTATACTTTAGAGGATTTTAAAGTAGTAATTGAGAAGAAAACTAGAGAATGGATTAACGATAACAAAATGAAGGGTTATCTAAGACCTGAAACTTTATTCGGTACTAAATTCGAAGGGTACTTAAATCAGCCAGTAAAAGAACTAACTACTAAAGATCTAACACCATATACAGACTTTAGCGAGTTTTATACGGAGTAAAAAGTTTCAAATAGAAAATATAGGAGGAGAACAATGGAAGCAAAAGAAATGTTTGAAAAATACGGACTAGAGTATAACACTAACACTTGCAACGGAGAAATAGTACAAATCATATATAAAAACAACGATAAATACAGCCCTCAAGTAGTATTTAATATAGATAATCGAAGCTACAAAGTTTACTTTAACGAAGGGCTAGCCAGTAACGTAGATACATATCTACATAAGTGCATCAGTAAACAAATAGAAGAATTAAAGTGGTAATAAGGAGAATAAGCAATATGAGAATAGAAGAATTAGTAAAAGGACTAAACTTTTTAGGACTAGCATACGGAAAAGAATATAGCCAGTTAGAATGTCAGCAAGTATACGAGTTTGTAAAAGAGTACCCGTATGAAACATTTATTAAGGCTATAAAAGAAATAATTAGAACATCTAAATTCTTACCAAAGATAGCCGAACTAATAGAAATGTGCGATAGATTTAAGCAAAAGGCAAAAATAGAAGTAATAGACTATATGCGAAGCGTGGGGTATTTTAAATATAGCGCGTTTGGTGAAGTATCAGAAGAAAAGGCATCTATAAATTATCGTAAGGCTTTAAGGTTTATAGAGATAGGGGTAATTCCTGACTGGCTTCAGGAAGATATAGACTACTATATAAATCAGATGCACCAATTAAGATTAGAAAGTAAAGAAAATAAACTACTAAGCTAGGTATTCCTAGCTTTTTTATTTTCAAATAGCTAATATAAACTTAAAAAAAGTACTGAATAAGTAAAAAAACTTATTGCTTAGTAGTAACTTACGAGTTAAAATTATAATTGTAAAAGCTAAGAAAAAAAGGAGATAAAAAGAATATGAATAAGTACTATGAATTAAAAAGTAAAATACAGAAGGAGTTTGACGAGTTCCCTTTCGGGTTTGCTTTCAGTAACGAGCAGTTTGAAAAAATGAAGGAGGAGCTGGGGGTAAAGGATAACAGCGAGCTAATCAGTATAGGAGCTGGTGGTTATATTAGAAAAACAGACGAGAAAGCATTAGACGAACTAATAAATGGAAAAGAAAAAAGAATAAAGAAAGAAATAGAAAAGGATTTAACAGGCGAAGGCTTTATAAAAGATATGTTTTTATACGAGCTAGCTAACCACGAGTACTGTATTACTTACGAGCTAGATGATACGCTAGACGCTCTAGATCTAACATATGAGGAAGTAATGAAAGACCCTAGACTAAAGCTGGGGCTACAACTTGCTAAGCAGGAATACCTAGAGGAGCCTGAAAACTACTAAGACTAGAATATCTAGTCTTTTTTATTTTCAAAAAGAAAAAATAAATATAAAAATAAGTACTATTTGAAAAGCTAGAGCATATATTGAAAGTGTAAGGAGGTGATAAAAAAGCATTCCCTTAAAAGCATCTTCTTTTAATCAAGCATCTGTATTCATTTATTATTCATTTTCCTTTTTTCCTTTGTAAAGACCTTTT